CCCCGTAGGGGGTCTCCTTTAACTTTGCAATTCTGCAAAGTTTTATCCACTTGATAAGGAGCCTTGGGCTTATGTGTACTATCCATTTGAATGGTAGCAAACAACAAATCCCTTGGACTTCTCGCCAAGTGGCACTGTCCCAAGTATGTGAGGTTTTACTTGCAACCCCTACCTTATGGCGTTTCGCCATTTGGGAAGAGCTCTGCAAGTCTCGCATGTTTGACAGTGAGCAGAGTAGGTGTCAAATCTACTCGGCGGTCGTGCTTGACACGGCTACAGCAACGAGACCCTTCGTCAAGTTCCGCAAGAAAGATCTGCGGGGTTTCTCGAAAGGGGAGCGTAAGCTGCTCTGGTGGTTGCGATACTACTGGAGGGCACTCCGTGAGGAGAACACGTGAAAGAAAACGACGTGTTGATTGAGCGCCGTTCCCAACGAGCTGAACGGTTCCGGAAGGTTGCTGATTCCTGTAGAAGATACAGGATTGGCTTCTTTTCGGTGCTCGGAATGCTTGTAGCATCGGAGATGGAGCTCGATTTGTCCAACCAGATCGGGGAAAAGGTTAAATTTCATCTTAACCCTGATCATACGGTTGTTAACCAGTCGAAAGACTGCAAGTAGACAGTCACCAAGGCTGTCTCTCACAGGAGTGTTCATATGGCAGGACGATCGTGGGGCAAAAGTCGACCGCAAGCGGTTGTTTATACTCATACGGACTTTAAAAATCCGGAGAATACGAACAGCCATTACTCGCTGAAGACCGTAGCGTCACGATATGGTTCTGCGGAATGGACACGAACGCCAAATTGGAAGCAGGTTCAGAAGGCGGGAAACCTCCCGATGAATCCCTACTTTTACAACCAGGCGTTTGCGGTTATAGGCGGTAAATCATCCTTCCATGTGTTGCAGATCAACGAAGACGGCAGTATCTATGCCGACTACGAAGATAGCATCGATGGTCCGGGTGAAATCGCCTTGTTTCCCGCGAATGTGGACCCGCTTCCGTCTAATACTGCCGACGCACGTGCCCGCAACAAAGTTCTGAACGAGGTTAAAAGCTCGTCCGTGAACTTAGGGCAGATGTACGGCGAACGGCATCAGACGGTACTGCTCGCTCAAAAGACTGTAGAGCGAGTCGTGCGCACAGTTAACTATCTACGGAAAGGTAACTGGAACGCAGCGGCGAATGAGGTTGGCATGAAACCGAGTCGTGGAAAGCACAAGGCCCATGTCAAGCGTCATTCGAGAAACCCTCAGCAGGCTACCGCTGATGGTTGGTTGGAGCTTCAGTACGGATGGCGACCTTTGCTGCAGGATGTGTACGGTTCACTTGAGTATGTAACTAACAAGTGGGCCCGAAATCTTGTGCAGAGGGTTCAAAAGTCAGCCAAGGATGAGGATGAGCCAAGTCGCCCCCCTATTTGGGATGGCGCCTCGACTATTACCACAATCCAAAAGCGTAAGACGAGCGTGAAATACGTCTTGTTTTACTCCGTTCCCCAAGAGTTCTTGAAGACTCTGAGCGAAGGCGGGATTACCAACCCTGCTCTCGTTGCGTGGGAATTGCTCCCCTGGTCGTTCGTAGTCGACTGGTTTTTGCCAGTCGGGCAGTTCATCTCAGCTTGGGATGCGACTGTCGGTCTAACCTTTGACAAAGGTGTGAAAACCACCGCGTACGAGGTATGGGACGACACTACGTCTGTAGGCAGCGTTATTACGGCGTATTCCGGCCGGCATACTTACACTAAGGTCAATACGACTTGGCGCAAGTACCACTCGGTGCAGATACAACGTACCCCTATAGGGGGGTTCCCTGCTGTTGCGTTGCCCCGGTTTAAATCACCGGTTAGCTTCGAACATGCGGCGAACTTTGGCGCTCTCCTCACTTCCGCATTTCGCAGGAAGTGATTAACGTAATACTTCCTTGAAGGAAAGTATCAATGAGTTCCATTGGAGCCATTAACCTGTCGAAAAATGTTGTGTTTGCTCTTGCGAGCAACACCACGTCGGTCGAACAGGTCGTCTTCACCCCGGTCGGTTATAGCCAGCCAGGTGTCGCGAAATGGGCTGACAAGTCGGGAGGAATCCCGAGCTTGTGGCCCAGTCTCACTCTGTCCGTTCGGCTTCCCTCTTCAGGGAGTCGGGTTTGCAGAGTTGTGACGAAGTTGGTCCTACCGACTGAAGATGCGGTTGTCCCGGGCCAAAAGGCCTATGACACGCTCTTTCAGGCGGAGATGGTGTTGAATGACAGGTCGACGGTTGCGGAGAGAAACCTACTCCGTTCCTACGTCCTGTCAGCCTTCGCGTCCGCGTTGTTCGCCAGTGACTTGGATCCGACAGTTTCGACGGATTCACCGTTGCCGGCTGCAATTGAGAACTTCGAAGTCCCCTACTAAGGGGTCACGCCATCTGACGGGTTAGTTACCCGTAAAGGAACCATACCATGCATTCTGAGAAGCACGGTAAGAGGTCTCTGATTAAGGAGATCTCATCATTTCGCGTACCTGAGGCAACGACGCACTCAGTCGTTCAAGAGTACTTCAAATCTCTTGATTGTCCTCGTTCGTTGGCTTGCTCTATTCTCTATGAAAATGGAGAGTTTGAGCAGTTGATTAACTTGGACGTCAACCCAAAGGACTATAACAGTCCCGCGGATTTTAGAGATGCCTACCAGGCGACCAAATTGCTGTCGAAAAGCTCCTTTCTTAAGGTGAATATCGATCGTAAGGCGGTTGCATTGGGCAAGTTTTCCGAGATGGAGAACCTCTGCAAGGAAACGAACAGCCGTTTTATGAACCCTAGTCTGGATGGGCTTTCCAACCCTACCAGCGTCTCATTATTTCATATGATGAGGCGGAAAATTACTGCGGTTCTTGGCGACTGCGACATTGAAGATGTTCTTGAGCGTTCTAATTGGGGACCAGGCGTTACCACCTTGATAAAAGGTGATCGCGTCTCGGCTACCAACAAGTTCCAGCAGGAAGCTGGGATAACGCGTGATCTGTTCTCCCTGATGTTTGACTCAGGAATTCCAGACCGTACTGGGATTTTCGACCAAGCATACCCTCTTTGGGGCGAAGAACTTCGGAAACGAAGTGATTTTCCCGTCTTTGAGGTAGGGAACGTAGTTGTCACTGTTCCTAAGAATGCCAAGACTGACCGAGTCATAGCCATTGAGCCAGGGTTAAACCTCTGGTTTCAGTTAGGCATCGGCAAGGTCATCCGAAGCAAACTTAGGAGGCACGGGATCGACTTATCGTTTCAAAGCCGAAATCAATGGTTAGCAAAGTTGGGGAGTGAATACCCCTTCTACGCGACCGTTGATTTTTCATCGGCCTCCGATAGCATCTCGAAGGTACTAGTTAGGGAGTTACTTCCCCTCGACTGGTACTTTCTTCTCGATGCGTGTCGATCGCATTACGGTACATTGGAAGGAAAAACCTTTCTCCATCAAAAGTTTTCATCGATGGGGAATGGGTTCACCTTCGAACTCGAGTCGCTAATCTTCTATGCTGCTGCGGCCTCGGTATGTGAATACCTTGGCTACGACAGTTCGATGGTTAGCGTTTATGGGGATGACGTTGTTCTTCCATCTCCATGCTTCGAGCTCTTCACGTCTTTCAGTAGATACCTGGGGTTTATCGTAAACGTCGGCAAATCTTTTGCTGACGGTTATTTTCGAGAATCCTGTGGTGCCTACTGGTTTGACGGCGTGGATGTTAAACCTATCTTCCTGAGGGAGATAGCTCGTACACCCTTACAGGTGTATCGCCTAGCCAACGCAATTCGTCGTCAGGCTCATACCCGAGCTTCGCAGCTCGGGTGTGATGCTCAACTTCGTAAGTGTTGGGTTCTCCTTGAGAATTGTCTTCCTAAGTCTTTACGACTACGGATTGATGATTCCCTTGGCGATGGTGGCTTCATCAGTAACTTCGATGAGGCCACGCCTAGTCGTGCGCGTGAAAAACTCAAGTCCCCCTTTATTGAGGGATTTGCGTGTCGTCACGTGACTGAGGTTGGACTGACGTCCACCTCCGAGGAAGTCGGTCTGTTACTTGACCGACTTCGTAATGCGTCCACGGATCCTAGTCAGATTTATCTGGCTAGGGTCGGAGACCGTTTGGTACCCCGAGACCTTCCCTCACCGGTGGCAGCTGGAAACAGCTACACCCTTAGAGGTCGGGTCAAGTTAAGGCTTAACGCCCGGAGTATCGTGCATCAGTGGACAGATCTAGGCCCTTGGCTTTAGCGGGGGTCATTGCTCCTTTCGGTTGATTTGACAAATTGACCGCGGGGTGGAGGGGCTAGCTGCCCTTTAACACGGAG